CATAAGTATTTTTCTCTGCGTCTGGTACTACCTGACTTGGAAAAGAACTATTAACATTAGTATAAACCATTTATTTTATTATTTTTGAAGAATAACCTGTGTTATCGTATTTTGTAAAATTAACACTAACTGGCTCTTTTTTTATTTCAGCCACTGGTGAGTATTTGTTTTTGTTGCAAGCCATTATAGCTAAACCAGAACTTATTGTCGCGTCAAACTTTGTTCTATTGTTTATGTTGAACTTAGCCCAGTCTTCAAGTGTACGTTGAAAATACATTTGACCATACTCAGTTTCTTTTAAACCTATGTGATCTTCTATATAAGATTCTATAGCAGCGGCATGCGCTTGTTTAATATCCTCGCTAGAGTTAGGTATACCACCTATTTCTCTTTCTGCAACTGAAAGCTTGTTAAATGTTTTGTCAGGTCTATTTATAGAGAAGTTTCTATAACCTCTTCTTTTTAAATAATACAATAGCCTTGGCTTATTATTCTCCGCTAGTATAGGCATGCCATAAAAATGTAAAGACATAAGCACATCTTCAAAGAATATTTCAGCTGTTGGAGGTCTTGATATATATTCTAAAAAGAACATATTAAAAGGAGCCTCTTCCATACTAAATTTTGTAAGCCCATGCAAAGATCCTTTAGAACCTCGCTTGTCTACTGTACCTGATATATCATATGAGTCACATCCAAAAGCACCAATATGCTCGTTACCTGGATGTTTAACTCCATTCTTTATTATTACACGATTTTGTAATATTGCAGGTGGAATCCAAGACACTAAAAACCTACCATTATTTTCTGGTATAAAATTAACTGTCGTGTCTTTCACTCCATTAGTCCATTGGAAATTACCTCTTGTTACTAATTTAGAGTTATCAGACTCATCATTATAATCTATCTGTTCGTATATCTTAGTTAGATTAAATAAAGACTGTTTTGTTTCATCTCTAAAAGCATGTTGCTCTGTTCGGGGAAACTGCCTATAATATTCATTTAAACTATCTTGATCACCTTTTAAACCTTCAACTTCATTTTCCCAGTGGTTTATAACACCTACTTCAATTTGAAGCCCGTCGGCTCCTTCAACTGATTTTGCCGGCGTATCAAAGACAGGGTGTCCATAAGTATCAATGAATCCTTCGTAATTCCACTCCATAGGTATGAACAAAGAATATAGTCCTGAGCTAGTCTGTCCATTGCGGTTTCTTTTTGTAACGTCTGAAGCATAGTATAATTTTTTAAAGTTTTCACCACCTTTATCTAAAGCGTTTGATGTTGATCCCATCATACACTTACCGACAATTCTACTACCTAATCTAAGAGTTGTTTTTGTAACTCTCCAGTTATTCAATATGTTATCAGGTCTCTCCCATTTACCTGATTCATCGTGTACAAGTAGTTTTAATTTTTCACCATCATAACTGTTGTCACCTGTATTTTTCCAGTCAATAGTTGTATCAAGTCCTACTACTTCGTCGGGTGTTTCACCTTGATCTAGTTTTCTACGAGTTAGCTTTGATGCTGGTACTCTGTACGCTAGTTCTGTTTTTGGACGATCCATACCGTCCTGTATTGGTTTAAAAAAGAAGGGGTAGTTAATTGATATAGGTACTACCTTATCTGTAAACATTTTTTTAGCATCAGCCCCTGATTTTGATAAAATACCGAATCTTGAATCTGAACTGATTGTTGCCAAGTTAACAGTTTCGCCTGATGCCATGAATGAAAAACCTGATCGTCTGTTTTTAAGGTAGCACATACCGTAGCATCTTTGATCTGCTTTACAAGCTTCCCAGAATATAAAGAATAATCTGTTTGACTCCCTAAAATCTGCTGCCCCAACATCAATTTTACTCCACTGCAAGTACATGTAGTTAGTGCCAGTGAGATAAGTAGCAACACCTTTGTTATTGAACCAATGACCTTCGTTACGACGTTTAAATTGTTCATCGATATAATCATACCATCTTTCTTTAAAGTGCTCTGGGTATTTATTCCAATCAAATACACTTTTAATTTTATTTAATTCTTTAGGATATTCTTCTCTAGACCATTTGTCTTTATCCTTATTTAGTTTACCTTTAAAAGGTGGTAATGCTATTTTAAGGTTTTGTATTTCATACACTTCACCTATTTGACCGGTCTTACTTATAACAACCATGTCATGTTCTTTGTTATAGCCGTACTCCCACTTTTTGCTTTTGTTATTTCTTTTAAGCACGTGAGGTTTTATGTGATCTGTAAGTACAGTAAATAAAGTTTGTTTATACATTACTTAGATCTACCTTCTGCAAAACCCTTAAAGGATTTTTGTTTGCTATCACCTGAATTATCTTCAAGCATATTTTTTTCCTCTTCTATACGGTTAAGTATTTCAAATGCATCGAATATAGCTAACTTTTTTGTTGCAGCTGCGTTTTTTAAACGATCAGCTGAGATGTCATCATCTGAATCTACAATAGGTTCTTTAGCTACCTTAATTAATTCCTCAACTGCTTTTTGCCCAGCTTGGATTATATTCAACTTGGTTTTCTTGGTGCTCATACTTAATTACAATATCATTTGATTTCATACAATAAAGCCGCTGGTCATTTACGATAAACTCAAATTCACTGTTAGGTGTAAACCCTATAGTATCTCCCTCGTTTATTCCTTTAGCTTCTAAGGACTTATTACCGTATTTTAATACACCAATAAGCTTTTGCTCTTTATCGAGCTCTAGATCATTATTATTTTCAAGTGGCATAGCAAAGCATCTATCAGCAAACGCATACCATTTGTATATTTTTTTATATAAATATATTTGATCTATTTGACAAAAGTAAAGATCTTCTTTAAAGTATTTACTACTATTAACCTCTTTACCTTTCATATTATAATACCTTCTAAAGATATTATGGTGAACTATAATTTCATCACCTTCTTCTATAGGTGTGTCAAAAGCAAGTGGCGTTGAGACTACAACAGCCTTGTTATTTACAAACTTATGCTTGTCTATACTCGTGTTTAGCAAAAGCTCTTTACCATTTACATCTATAGAATTATCATAAACCTTACCAATAGGTTTTATAATAAAATCGTATACGCTTTTCATTAATATTCTAAATCATACTCAACAGATATTGCCATGTTTTTATTAAACTTTTTCCATGGCAATACCTCGTTGTTTTTCTTTATATGAATATTATAAGAACTATCATGGTCCTCAAATAAAATGTGCGATATTTCGTGACCGCCATATACCTGCTGACCCACCGAATAATGCATCGCGTCGTTTTTATAATCAGAACCAATACTGATTTTTCTTATAACAGAATTCATTTTAATTTTCTGACTTAACTACAGCTAGTTCACCTTCATCTTTTTCTTTTTCGATTTCGGTATACGTGCCATCTTCTAAATTAATATTAATAGCTCCGTATTTTTCCTCTAGTTGTTTTTTAGTATCTTCGATACCTTCGTTAATACCAGCAATTTTATGAAGCAATGAATGTTTGTTTGCTTCTAATTGACCAATTTGGTTTACAACAGTACTTAATTGTGATTGTTGTTCTTTAATAGTTTTAAGCTCTTCAGCTGTAATTGAATTTGACATTTAATTTAAATTATTTAATTGATAGTAGTATAGTTACACTATTTATTCAGAAATTACTTCTTCTTCTACTGGAGGTTTTGGAACTTCTGAATTTCTTGGCCAGCCAAAAAATGAATGTACAGCGTCATCCCCTGGATAAACTTCGTTATTTCCAAAATCAATCCAATCAGTACTCATAATATCGTAAGCCCAACCATCGTAATATACAGGTGGTGTTATTTCATGCCCGTCAGGTCCGTAAGTTCCAGGTGTTTTTACGACTTTACCTATATTAACAACACCTCTAGTTCCATTGATATAAACCATTTGCGTTACACCTTCTTCAGTAACTTCTTTCCAAACACCTTTTGCAATTAAGGCTTGCTTACCTTCTTGTTCTGTAAAGAAATTTGTTTTATAAATGTACATTTTATATAGTTGTTAATTGTTGTAATTCCGCATCTG